TCGTCTTGTTTCTTTAACGTAAGTGCAGAGTTCAGAGCCTGATTTATTTTCCAGTTTTCCAAAGCAGGTTTAGCTGCAACACCAAGGATGGTAGTAACAGATGGTACATAACCATGTTTCCTAGCATCCCTTAAGTTTGTGTTACGTTCCTTACCATTTGAACCCACGATAGTATACGCAGATTCTCCTGTTTTACTATACCAATGTTCAGACTCTGACTCTTTTTTCATTAAGCAAATTCCTCTGCAGTTATATCAATGAAGTCATCTACTGTTTCTGTGTCAACTTCCTCATGCTTATGCATATTTTCATTCCATGCATTAGTTATGTATCCATTGTAGTTGGCTACCCATGCTAGGAAGTTAGCAAATATCTCCTGTGCTTCATCATCCATATCAAGAGTTTTACTCAAGTCAAGCGTAACAGATGGAAGATAAAAACAATTACCATTAGGTAACTTACGTTCCTCTGTAGCTAGTTTAACGTAGTGCTGTATAGGAAGACGTTTCATCTTATTAAGTTTATTAAACACATTTGTACCAAAGGTTTTAAATGCATCTCTGTTCTCAACTTCCCATATAAATGGTGTAGCATCTAGAGAAACTGGTGTTCCTGTATCATCTACAGGGTTATCCATCTCTATAGTACCAAACAATACACGTACACGCTTGATCTGTTTTAATAAATCCTGCATCTTCTCAGGTAAAGACTTGAAGTCTTGTATATACCCTGCAGGTTTACCACAGTTAAAACCACCATCATTATCTTTTAGATCAATGTTGAGGTTGTCTGCCATCACAGTCTTTACGTACCTGTTAGGTGAGTCTGCTGTCTTCATTATAAAACGCTTATGCATAAACCTTTGCATGTAAGGACGTATGGTAGCTGTGTCAGAATAGTATGTTGGCCCATCTGGTATATCTATTTTATATGTACCACCAGACACAACTTCTACATTAACCATCTTACCATTAACTTCTGATCTACCCATAATAGGTGAATGGTTAATACGAACACGAGCTAGGGCATCTGCCTTATCTTTATTAGCTCCTGTGTCCATTACCATACCCATAGCTTTAGCCATTGCTGTATAATCATTAGTATTTATATTTGCTATCTCATTCATTTATTTCTCCTTTTATCTTTCATAAGGTTCTTAGTTATATCATGCCACATCTTTTGTGTCAAGCCAGTTATCTCCTATTTTTGCCTCTAATAGTAGAGGTACATTAAAGTCTATATTCCATTTGTTATTTACTATATTAATTAGATTATCATTCGTTGCTTTTACTATTCGTATCACCTTATCTACTTCATTTGGATGTACATCAATAACTATACTGTCGTGTACTGTATTCACTATACAGCTTTTCATCTTATTTGCTTCTAATAACTTATCTATGTATATCAGAGATATGGGTACAATGTCAGCAGTTGCAAAGGATTGAACAGGATAATTTTTTATCTGTGTGAAATATGTCACACTTCCATTACGTCTACGCTGCACATCAGGCCATGCAAACTCTCTACCTGATGGTGTTTTAATCTTACCAGTGTTAAGTATCTCGTTAGCTAATCGCTTATGCCACTCTGATATACCTTTGTACTTAGTAGTAAACTGTTGATAGTATGATGCTTCTGCCTCTGTCCTACCAAACCCACTTGCACCATACAAGGGAGCAAATGTATGTGCCTTTGCATCTTGGCGTGATATCTTTTGCCCTGCATCACTGATAACTTTAGCTGTATAACTATGGACATCAAAGCCTGTTGATACTTCTTCTATGGCTACCTCATCCTGACTCAGGAATGCAGCGACCCTAAACTCTAACTGTGCAAAGTCTGCCTCAAGTATTTTACCACCTTCCCATCGTGATACAAATACTTTCTTTACAGGAAACGTACCACCACGTGGCATGTTCTGCATGTTAGGGTTAGCTCCAGACAACCTGCCTGTACCTGTTCTATGTTGTAGTAACTGAACGTGTAGCATACCATCTGATTTAATATGTGTAGATATACCCTCAACAAAGCTAGATAGATATGTGTCTAGTGCTGATAATCTTCTAACACGTTGCAAAAATACAACAGCAGTCTGAAAGTTTCTCTCTCTAGCATTTGTCTCTAGCTTTATGAGATTGTCTTTACTTGTACTAAATCCGTGTGCGCTAACCCAATCTAAATTAGGTGCAGCAAACTTTAGCCCTGCTATGGTATCTGTGTTAGTAAATAGAAATCCTTCAGCCTTACATTCTAAACACTTACTTGTTTTAACAAAGGGTGTTCCATTCTTCTTAGTTCTACGTACCTTACCTGTACCCTTACATGTAGTACACTGTCGTGCCTTCTGTTTATATAATACAACAGAGTTCTGTTTAGTTATAGATCTAAACTCAGTTGGTGTTAACCTTGGACTAAAAGAGTTAGCCCACATAGTTTTATCATATGGTTTTCTACTATATATAATCCAAGACAACTGCTCTGGGCTATTAAGATTAATAGGTCTATCACCCATTAGCTCATGTACCTGAACCTGTAACTGAGTTAACAGCTCCTGCTTCTCAGCCTCAAACTCTTTACGTACTTCTTCAAGGGCTTCTTGATTAACATTAAAACCCTTCTGATAGATACGAGCAAGATGTATACATATTTGGTTAGTGAGTTTGACTGTGTCAATTAAGCCACTATCATGTGTATTAAGCTGATCATCTATTTTGTCATACAACTCCATAGTCGCATGTAAGTCAGCAGATAAATATTGTGACAACTCTTCATGTGGTATCTCTCTGGTTGTGTATCCTTTGTTGAAATACTCCTTTAGTGTACCCATCTTCTGTGTATCACAGTTGTATCTTTCTGCTAAGTACTCCAGACTCAATGGTTCTTTCTGTCCTCGTTGTATTATATAAGCACCAAGCATGGTATCAAAGATCTCTCCAGTATAGGTAAAGCCAGATTCCCATAACCATGTTAAATCGTGTATAGCATTCTGCATCACCAAGAGGTGGGTATCATCCAGAATGTTCTGGACAATACTTCCACCCTCAGTGGTAGGTTGTTGCTCACTATGATCAAATGTAACTATCTTTTCTCCAGAGTGATTTAACATTCCTACCATAGTTAATGAGTTTTCTGCTTCAAAAGGATCAAGCATAAGTTTATTGTTTCTTTTAATAGTTGTATTTTCTACATCAAGTACTGTTACATTAGTCATTTAAACTCTCCTTATGCTTCTCCATATATTTAACAGCATTAACTATCCTTGTCAAGTCATCTTTAAACCCACCCAAGC